TTTATGATTGCTAGATTTAATGGCAATCCCAAGAGATTAAAAAATCATAAGGAATTCGTAAGGGAATATGCAACATATTCAAATTTAAAAAGTCTTGAGCTGGAAATCGTAACATCAGAAGGCAGTTATTGGCTATCACTTCTATCTTCTATCTGGTTTCTTTTAACCGAAGAAATAGCAGGGGCAGAAACAATAAAAAAGAATATAAAATTATTAAATAAATATAATGGAGGAAATAACAATGAATAAGAATGAATTTTTAACTTTTTGCGTGGCTAACTCAGTGGTAATAATTATAATGTATACAATTTTGGTAATTGCTTTAATAGCATATATCACAACAAAATTAAATAAACTAGTAAAAACATTTAATATAGTTTTCAACAATATACAAAGTGTATGCAAAGAATATAACAATGAGCTCACAGAAATCGACAAGAGAGCTTTTGTAATAAAGCGAATGAATAACGAAACTATTGAATCAATGAAAGTATTCTTGGCTGTGCTTGCCAAGCATCGTCATGAAGAAATAAAAATTAGTACACAAGAAATCGAAAACGTTATGACTATCAAAAGAGACTTTCCAACCGCAAAAATTCCCGTAGTAAATAAATTAGAAGAAATTGATGAAAATACTATTCAAATAGAAGAACCATTTATTGAAAAAATTCCAAAAATAGGGTCTTCAAAAGCTAATAGCTTTACTTCATTTGTCCACAACTCTGTGGATAAAGTTGTTGATAACTTTAAAATAAAAAAACCTGATCTTTGCTCAATGGAGGAAATAACATATGAAAATGATAATTAAATAATAGCAAAAAAAATAAGATAGGCCAGTGTGCGATGGCCTATCTTATTTATCCGTATATAGCTTTTAGAATTGTAGTTACAGCAACCGTTGACCCTGTTAGTGTAGCAGTAATTACACCGCCAACAGCAATTATCTTTTTATAACTCCACTCACTTCTTACAACTTCAAGTTCCGCAACCTTTGTGCAGCCAAGTCTAGAATCTTCACAATCCTTTTTTTTTATAACATCTTTATTTATTTCTTTGATAGCATTCTCGATATTTTCAAATTTTGAATTAACATCAGCTTTAAACTGTTTTATTTCTTCCCTAAAGTCTGTTTTAAATTCTTTTTGATTTTCAAGAATTAAATTTAATATTTTCTCATCCAATCCGCTCAACCCCTTTTTATTTTTCACAAAAAACTTCTGTAATAAGTACATAACTGGTATCATCAACAATAGTCTCATTTCCACCGCCACCAGTAGTATTATACTGCGCAGCTCTCATTTGTATATATCCCCCTGCTTGTGTTGTTTTAACTATAAAATCTTCCTTTACTGCAACATATGTTCCAGATGCTGATAAGGCATAATATACAGCAGCTGTAATGCCATGTGACGAACATCTATGCGTTGTATTATTTGGCTGAGCTTTGTAGCTTGTAGATTCAGAACCTACGCAGTTTCTAAGTCCTAATAATGATACGCCACTTGAAGCCCAGTCAATCTTTAGATCAGCAGCAGCAGAACCAGCATTATGAGCGTTTATAAATGCTTCGACTTTATATACCCTATTTGGTTTTAGTCTTATTAAAAAGTCTGTAATTGCTGTTATTGTATCATTTGCATAAGTTTGATCTGCCGATAATCTTACTAATCGTGGACCATTTGCTTCTTCATTTTCAAGCATTACACAATTTTTATTTGATGAGATTGCAAAATCAGTAACTAATGAATAATAATTTGTTCCTTCATCTGCCAAGTATACCTCACCAGAATCAACAGCAAGTCCAATCGCTTCATATTCTAAAGTCTTTACTACTTCTCCATTTTTGCTCAAGATAGCTCTGAAAGTATCACTGTCTTTTTCAAATTCGATAATAACTCTTTCATTTAAAAGTAAACTGTTAGTCAAGGCAATAGATGTCGATGTTTCAACGCCAGCCTCAGCCACAATAAGATAAAAAACATTTGCACCAATATATGTCTTTGCATAGTTATCAACATTTCCCGCCCAAATAATTTCACTTGAATTTCCAGCATATTTGCAATACATTTCAAATTTACTCGAAAAGGCTTCTACATCACTATATAATAATAAGTTTACAATCCATGATCTAGGATCAAACATTACTATTCCAAGTCTATTTATTTTCTCATCGTAAATAACAGAATTAAAATAATCATATATGTCAAACTTTAAACTCCATCCTGTTGTAGCTCCCATATATTGTTGATAAGGAGCTGGAACTCCACCGTAGTCTCTTACCATCATTAAATATTGGAACGTAAAATAATGGGTACTTGCCCCTGCTGCTGTGTATAAATCCATACGTATATATGTTATATTATTCCAATTGGGACCAACAGGATCTTCAGTAAATCCTGATTTTTGTGCCATGATTACATTCCAGCCGTTAGAAAACCCTGCTGGATTATAAAATTTGTACCAGTTGTTAGCATTATCTGTTCCTAATTTTAATTGAAACAAAGTGAATTTAGTGATATCGGATATATAAAACAAACAAACTATCCAATCACTTGTTGAACTCGCACTTCCATCATGAAATTGCGACAAATCAAGTGTTGCAGCTCTATACATCGACACCCATGATGCCAAATCATTAGAATCGGAAAGTTTTACTGCATTATATCCAATCACATTATTTGTTGTATCATTTGCTACAACACTTCCAGCAGCAGCAGTCCATTCAGACGAAGCAGTAAAATCATCAATTACTTTGATATTTCTTTGCCAGAAATAAGTTAAAAAATCTTTGAGCTTTATACTTTGTGATTTTCTTAATTCTTCATCAGCAATATCAATCCAATCTTCGTAACTGTTCATTACATCTTCATCAATTGCTGGTGCTGCTCCATTGTTAAATGTAGCTGGAACCCATGCTCCAAAATCAGACATATTATTCCACCTTCTCTCTAGATGGTATTTTAACAGCATATTCGTTCGCATTAAGAGGTTCTTTATTTTTCAATGCGAATCTTTCTTCAATTTTTCTCCTTGCAGTTTTTCCCATATCAAGTGAAAACTGAATATATCGCTTATTTCCCTTATTAATTTCTGTTTGCTTAAAGTTAAGCGTTTCTTTTAATTGATTAACATAACTTACACAAAAACTATAATAAGCATTGTCAATCGTTGTTGCCTTTTTATCATTCTCAATAGGAAATATCATTTTATATGTTTTCATTTCTATCACCTTTCCAAAGATATTGTCCAAGTAACTTGAACCTGTTCACCTATATTTTTTGTTTCATTTACTACTATTCTGCTTATTAATAATCCAGTTCCTAAATTATGTCCTATTGCTAGATCACTCCAACTATAAGAATAAGAGCTTCCAAACAAGCCAATTTCTTTTATTTCACACTCTCCTCCTGTAGCTGGTGGCTGTGTGTCTAACATTACCGCCCTTACTTGACAGACACCTATATTCGTTCTTCTCTTTGACAGAATATCTATTCTATAAAAAGGACTAATTAAATTTTCCATACCATTAGTATTTGCTGTATTATCATCACCAAACTCAATATTTTTAAATAGCATATCTGTGTGATCACCTACATTATAAAAACTTTTTAGAAGTTCATCAAGGGCATTATCCATAATAGTATTATGATATATTTTTATTCTATTTCCAATTTTTAGCTCTACTATTCCCTTAACTTTAAGCTTAACATATTCATCCATACTTATCTCCTTTCTATGAATAATCATGATCTGATACAAGAGTTCCCGGAAAAACGTCTACATCTGGCCACAAATCTATATCAGGATATAAGGCAATTAATATAGTCACATTTAATAATTCATCATAAACAATATCTTCATTGAAAGTAAATGATATCGAGATAATTGAATCAGATCTTATTTCAAAGAATGATTCTTTTAAAAGTGATTTCTTAAAGAATGCTATCCAGCCCCCGATTAATTCACCGTCAGTCAGTTCTGTTGATCTCAATAGTTTATTTCCTATATCACTTATTCTTACTGTACCTACCATATATCCTGCACCGTTAGAAGTTAAACTATTAATATTAAATCCTGGAATTATAGTATCACAAATTTGACCTGGTTCGAATCTATGATGATAAGACTGAATTTTAATTTTCTTCATTATTTTTGAGTATCTTTCTAGGAGGGCATCGCCCTCTTCTTCTGCTATATCTTCACCATAGATACCGCTTCCATCAGCTACATTGACATATAAGCCTGTATTATTTTCAATCAATGATCTTTCATCAATCATATCCTCATTGTCTCTTATGATATCAATTTGAAACTGTCCAACATATAATGCGACTACATATAAATTAATAGCGATAGCAGCTTCATTTTCATCTTGTGTTATGATATTTGAATTTTTGTTCCAGTACCATTTATACGAACCCGGAGTATACAATCCTCCTATTCCAATATCAGCAGGGTCTACTTCTTCAACTGCTTGTGGATGGGCTTGATCTCCCCATGTAGTAACAAATAAACGAGGTTTACTCTCTATAGTGTATATAGTTTTAAATTCTCTGATTACTCCATCTGGATATGGACTTAGCGTTTCTGTTAATTCATCAGTTAAACAATGAACATTCTTCAATACTTGTCGAGTTCTAAATTCACTTCTGTCATTCATTAAAGCAAGCGAAGCGAATAAATGCTTATCATATTCATACACAGTGGGCCCTATATTATTATTAGCTCTATCATTTAAATGCAATTTCTTATCTGCCCCTATTTTCCATTGCCAGTTTAGCAATTTAACAAGCTCATCAAAGATATCAGAAATAAAGATATAAGGACATACAATACTAACCTCAATATCTGTTTCTTGAATTGAGTGAGAGTCGTACCAAATACCTTCGTCAACAAGATAATTATCAACTATTAACATAAACAATTCATGTATTTTTATTTTTGGATAACTTTGATTGACTGGAATTCTATCACAAATAAAATGATGGTCAACACAAATTATTTTAGTCTCAAATGTTAGAAAATTATTGATCTTTCTTGTTTCTGGTTCATCAATAGAACCTCCAAAAATTAAAACCCATGTATTATTTACATTCTCATATACTTCAACAAGAGAGCCACAAAGGTCATTGAAATGAAAAGGCATCGACTGGTTTTTATCAATTAAAGTAAAATTGCAAACTGATCTTTGTCCGGGCTCAGTTAAATCAATTGTTAATGATCTTGCTTTCACATATAAATCATTTGAGAAATCATTCCCATTAAATAAAACTTTAAATGCCAGCATTGTTATTCACCGTCCCACCATATCGACGTATTGTGCTTCTCATTTCTTTCATGAATGTAAATGTATCTTGTACACCATAGAAATTAAAGTTACCGTTTATATTGGTTCCTGCGTTATCTCTCCATGATTCATTGCCTACTGCTTTACTTGAATCGTTTAGAAGAATATCTCCAAGCCAATCTTTCTGAATTTCATCTTTTGCTTTTTTCAAACTTGTCATAATGGGACCAGAAAAATTCAATTTATCTAAGTCCATCAAAGGCCCTACTTTAGCAGGAGAAAAAGGAAGGTAATCTCTAATTTTTTGAACAGCAGATGCCATTGTCTCTTTCAAACTTCCAAACATACTTTTTATTCCCTTAATTACACTTGAAATAATATTTGAACCAGCCTTTACAAAGTTAATGCTTTTAATTCCATTCAATAAGTTATTTGCTGCATTCTTACCAATCTGTAACAATCCCTTTGCTGCACTTACTATCTTTGTTAACAATCCCCTAAACTTACTTACTGCACTATCTACAGCATTCGCAATATTTGAAACAAGAGAGTTTTTAAATCCAATTATTTTACTGATAACATTAGTAACCATAGAAGAAATAAAAGAAAGTACTCTTCCAGGTAATTTTCTAAACCAATCAACAATACTATTTATCATATCTGGAATGATTGAATGGCCTACTAATACATCATATAAATTTGTAAAGAACTTAATTATTGAGTTTATAAATGTTTTTACTCCATTCTTAACCATACTAAATGCATTTTTACATATAGAAATTATAGACTTTCCTAAATTCAATGTTGATTTTTCAATTAAATCAAAATTAAGTGTAAACATACCTCTAATTATTCCCATTGAGTTTGTTACGATTCCCACTAAACCCATTATTACACCTGCAATATTTGGAATAATTGTAAGAAGTACAGACAATCCAGCATAAACAATTCCAAGACCAACGGCAAGTGAAGTACCGAAAACAATTGCCATCTCTTTCAACATAGGAAGTAAAGGTTCTAATGAATCCCTAAATATTGAAAAACTTTCTGATAGTAACGTAAGATCAATTTGGCTTATAGAATCTTTTAACATTCCAAAAACAGGCGACAAAGTCTCTCCTATTGTCTTTGCTATATCAATAACTCCATCCCTTAATAATATGATCTTATCGTAAAACATTATTGCCTTTGTTGTTATGTCAATGAAATCATTCTTTGATTTCTCTGGAATCAATTCAAGCATTGTTGCTGTAAAATTAGTGAAGTCTCCTGTATTTAAGGCATCAACCATGTCAGTAAATGCTTTCTTAATATCATCAAAGTTTTTGCTCACAAAATCCGCAGCTTCTTGAATTTTTGAAATTATTTCGCCAAATTTTTCTTTTATAGCATCTCGCAATTCTGTTGATGTTAGTATTAATCCCAAAAAAGCTCCAGATATTATTCCTATTGCACCAACAGCAATAATAATAGGTGCCCCAATAGCCGAAATAATTCCAGCTAACGTTGATATTCCTCCAGCTACACCAGAAATTGTTGTAAGAAATAATCCAAAACCCAATATTAGAGGTGGAATAATAGCAGCAATCGCAAGAAATCCAGCAGTCATAAGCTTAATAGGCATTGACATTGCAGTCGCTTTTTCTGTGACAATTTTCAAACCTTCAGAAAAAGTTTCAAGAATTGGTACTAACATAACTTTCATAACATCAAAGAAACTAATTGCAGTAGCTTTAATTTGTGATATTGCTGCATTGAACTTAAAGTCAACCGTCTCTGCTGCTTCTTGGAATGCTGTCTCCAACATTCCTGTTGAATTCTTAACATTACTAAAAAGTTTTATATTCTCTTCAAGACTTGAACCCATAAGATTAAATACACCCATCAATCCTCGAATATTTGGATATACTCTTGCCATAGCTTCTTCACCATATTTATTTGTCATTTCCCTTAAATCCATTAATGCACTCAATAAACCATCTTCTCGTATCTTTCTTCTCATTTCAGATGCAGACGTTCCCATTAATTCAAGTTGTTCTGCTGCTTGTTTGGATGGCTTTAGCATTCCTGACAATATACTTTTTAATTGAGTCGCCGATTCTGATGCATTCGTTCCAGTCTTTGTCATTGCTGCCTGTGTTGCAGCAACCTGATCAAAGCTTACACCTAACTCTGATGCAATAGGCAATATTTGTCCCATACTACTAGCCATAGCGTCTGCTTCTGCCTTACCTTCTTTAACTGCACTGACAAGTATATCTGTAGCTTGTGCAGCAGATAAGTTTTCCTTTCCATATGCATTCATTGCACTTGTAACCAAATCAGCAATAACTTGCGTTTCTCCAAGCCCAGCAGATGCAGACTTTCCAGACATTTCAAGTACTTCCATCGCCTCTGCTCCAGCAATGCCAGCAGATGTAACAAAATACAAAGCTTCTGCAAGTTCTTTTGGAGCTCTACCAAGTTTTGGAGCTAATACTAATATTTCGGCTCCCCATTCGTTAACCTGACTTCTAGCAATACCAACAAGGCCAACAATTTTAGAAAGTTCTGTTTCATAATCTTTCCCCAACTTAAAAACAGCCAGTCCAGCGGCTGCTATTGGAAGGGATATTGATTTTGTTAATGTTGCACCTAAACTTGTCATTTGCCCACCAAGAACGCTTAAACTTGAAGTAAATTGACTTGTAAAGTTATTGCCTAGATTTCTAGCATTATTTAGTGAATCATTCAATGGGCGAGAGTCTCCATCAATTCTCGCCGTTAACTCTCCAACAATAAAACTCATTTTACACCTTCAATCTTTTAACTTCTTTTTCGATTTCATCTTCCTTATATTCAACAAAGTTTCTATTTTCTTTATTTTTATCGAATCGATAATAAGCTGAATCTTCAGGAAGTGATCTCAAAAGAATTAAAAATTTTCTCCAAGTGATTTCATTTTTAAATCCAGACTTTACAAGATCAATATTATAAAATCTCATAAAGTCTGCCTCTATACTTCCCCATGCCCAAATTATAATTCTTGGGTCAAAGTTTGAATTTTTTTTTGGTCTTTTTTTCCTGTGTCAATATCATATCCCCACGCCCCCAAAATATCAGGGACTATACTTGAAAATACTTTCGACATTGTTACTCTGACATCTTTTGCATTCTCTAGAGCAACCATGAATTCATTCCCGAACATCATTGTTATGAATTTAACTAAATGTTCATCAGGTACAGCAACAACCATTTTTCCATTTACTTTTTTATAACAATTTCTTAGAAAAAAGATAGAAAAATTGAAAGGCATACTAGATGGAACGAGATAATGTTTACCCATAAACTTAACACTAATTGAATCTTCTTGAGCTTCTTCCAAAGCTTTGTCAAAATCAATTACCAAACTACCTTCTTGTCTGAGGGCAATTTCATTCTGTTTATTATTTAAGTATTCCATTCTCTCTTCATTACTTTTAAATTTACTCATATAAATCTCCTCAATTAAAAAATATATTAACTTCCAGGTACTATTTCGGTCTTAGTATTTATTCTGAATGTACTCTTGAACTTATAAACACCGCTTACATCAGCAGCTTCTTCATAAGATGTAAAGAATCCAGTCAAATTATATCCATACCCTGTATTTCTTGTCTGTCTCATTGTAACTGTCTTTCCAGTTTCAGCAGCATTTTTAAGCTCACTTTGTCCATCATCCATACCTGTTGATGCTTTTTCAATTACTATCCCTTCTACATTTGCTGTTTCAGAAACCATAATTGATACAAATTCACTATGTAATACGTCTGTTCCCGGAATTACATTCTCAGCAGCAGTTACATCCTCTTCAGAGATTGATGTATTTTTATTAAATGCTGTGATCTTTGCAACCACCTCTGAATCAACAATAACAATCGTGCTGGCGAATTTTACCTCATCCATCATATTCACCTCCCCTATAATCTATTTTTGTTATTATAGCTTTGCAATCTTAATCGATAAGTTACTGTGCTTTCATTTCTTCCATTTTCATCTTTACCAAGTGAATACGGATTTGTATCAACAGCTGATTGAGTAACAACAAAACTACTCGCTGGTACGAGTTTTTCACCACCAAAACCGATAAAATTTAGATGAATAGCATTTAATATATTTTTTGCATTCTCTTCAACTAAGTTTCTAACCATCACTTGGACACAACAGTTATCAACAGATAGCGAACTTGATTCATCTAAAACAGGGGAATTAATGTTATATGTAGTTATACAATTATCTGGCTTATCAGGCTGGAAGTTATGAAATATATCAATTCCTATTGTTCCAAAACCCTCTGCCTGTAAGTACTCAGCAAATTCTTTCCCTATCATTACATAAACCCCCTAGTTTCTGTCATAATACTATTTTGAAATGTTACCTTTGCCAATCTATTAAATGGATCCCTCAAATAAAATCTTTTTCTTCCATGCTGAAAATGTCTTGCTTGTTTTTCATGCCATTTAACTGCATATGGGATAATTGGAAATCCAGTTCCCGGCCCTCCCCCATATGTAATACAACAAGCTGGAACATTATTCGCAGCCATTATGACTATCCCTGATCTCATTAATGGACTTTCATCCAAAGGCACTTCACCTTTTGATACTTGCAAAACTACATTTCCTGTTTTTTCTGCTGCTCTGCGCAAAGCACCATTTATTAATAATACAAGCTCATCGCCTCTCCAATTAGTCCACATAATTCACCTCGCGAATAATTCATAGTGATGAGTTAATCCTGTTCTTGGGTCGTCTATTGGGTCTATCTTCAATACTTCCATATCTTTTCTTACATATGGAAATGTCTGATCTACCATCCAGTATTCATGATTTATATCAATTCCACAATTATCTTTTAAGAAAATTATTGCCTTGGCTTCTACTTTTTCACCTTTTTCATTGGTGATAAGATGATTGCCAAATTCAACAAATCCATCAAGGAGAACAGAGGACAAAATCACAAAATCACCACTATAATTGCGATCTCTTTTTTTTAATAATATTTTGTGGGTCATTAGAATATTAAATTCCATCATACTCATAATAAATTGACCTTCCTATTTATTATTCCAGAACTAATCAAAATACTATCATAATAGCCCATTGACTCAGGCATTATCTGTGACCCACTAGAACTGCCACTTCCTACACTAAATCTTCCAAGCTTAACATTTTTGCTAGTATTTGGCGAAGCTCCATTCAATGCTATAGCGGAAATCATTCCTGCAACCCAGATTTTTATTGCTTGTTTTTGACCTGCGGTAACTTCATACTTATTATTATATTGAAGAATACTGAGATCATTATAATTATTTATGTCATACTGAACATACCAAGTAGAGGCTGTATCATCTATTTTCCATCCGCTATTCAATTCTCCATAGTTTCCTATTCTTGAATCAAGTAACTTACATGCCATATAAATATTAACAGTATTTGCATCCGCTATGGGCTTTCCTGTCAATGTTACATATTCAGCTGCTGTTAAATACATTTTCAAGCCTCCTTTTTATCAGTTAAAGAAAGAATCATATCCTCCCTCTTTCCGACTGCTGGTAAGTTTCTTTTCTTGCATTCATTCCGTATCTGTTTATATGTTAATTTACTATAATCAATTTCTTGTTTTCCTTTAATTTCATACTCTACAACTTTATGTCCCAAGAAGGCTCTTAATAAAACAGGGTCATTAAGTCTGACAACTTCTCCAACTTCATAAAATCTATTTTTATAGAACCTTCTTTTTAAAAACTTAACTTTCATTATGAACCACTTCCAACTCCAAGTACTGCGAATGGATATCTTGTATCTTCGTCAGTGTTCAAGCGGTTTATTGGGTTTGGAATCTGCCAAGCTAAACGCATGCAAGCTCTCAAACCAACCATATTTTGTTGAGCTAAGTTATAAAGTATTTCCTTTGTAACTGGGTCTTGAATAATTGCTTGGTCAAGAATCTTCCAAGTAATATCTTTACGGATAGCATACATTAGCTGCTTCCAGTCTCCTGCAATATCCAAAGAACTTGTTGGAATTATACTTCCGTTTCTTGGGAATATACATTTTTCTCCATCAAGGAAATAACTTGTTTTACCTTGAATACCTTCTTTGTTTAGAGATTTAAAGATCGGTGTTCCATCTGTTGATCTCAGTCCTCTAAGTTTTCCACGCATATTCATGCTGCAAACATGTCCATTAACAAAAAATCCATCTTCTTCAACTTTGCTAATGATTCCACCTTCACCAAGAATATCATTGTAAATATCTCCAAGGCTGCCTAATGCAACAAAATTTCCGCTCGCAATTGCACTTGAGACAATTGGGTCAGGCCAAATTCTTGGAGCGTTAACACCATAAAATACTGCCTGATCAAAAGCAAGTCCAAAAGCTTCTAATAACTTCGGTTTTGATTCTGCCCAAATATCATAATCAGCATCATCCAAAACCTGCTCTGGAATTGCTACTATAACATTTAATTCCTCAACATCTAAATACTTGTTTTCCCACATAAGTCTTGATAACTGTTTCCATTGTGCTCCCTCAATTACACTTGATGGGCCTGGATTTGAAAAGTATGCAGATGGCAATACTGATAAACAGGGAATCCTTCTCTGTGCTCTACTCATATTTGCTGCTCTATATCCTAATTCCATTACTGCACTATATTCTGGTACGCTCTGGATTATCTCTCTTTGGAACTCTTCTGGCATTAAAGCCTCTGCTCCACTTCTTGGGATAAATGTCATTTAAATTCACTCCTAAAATTTATTCCCCATATCCAGCTGCTCTTCTAATTAATTGATTCATTGATACATTATTTGATGAACCACTGTTGTTATTGTTGTTTTGGTCATCCCCACCCTTTTTAGGCGGTTTACCTCCAACTAAATATTGTTTTTCTTTTATAAGAAGTTTTAAGGCTTTTTCAACACCTTTAACGTCCCCATTTTCATCAACTTCAATATCAGTAAGATCAATTAACTTAGCTGCTGCGTCAGGGTCTATAATATTTAACTTTGCTGAAATATACTTTATCTCAGCATTTATAAGTCTTTTATCTGCTTTCTGTGATCTCTCATCAGCTGCTTTTAATGCCTCAGCCTTTTCAGCTTTTAGCTTTTCAGACTCAGTCATATCAGCCTTTTCTTTTTCTGCTGCGAGTTCTTCTTTGAATTTATTTCTTTCTTTTGCTATTCTCTTTCCTAAAATCTTATCGAGTTCAGCTTGTGAAAATAACTTTGCTTCTTCTTGCTTTGATTCATCTTTATTATTAGATGAATCACCATTATTATTTTCTTCCCCTTTGCTTTCATCATTTGCTCCAGCTCCATCATCGGGAACACCGATAATTGGAATCAAGGGACCTAGTAATAATGTAAGTAATACTTTTTTAAATCTCATATAAATTTCCTCCATTTACGCCTGTCGGCTAATATACATATTATAACCGCATATGCAAAAAAAAACAAACCTTTTTTATTTGTTTCTACGTAGAAATAAATTATTTCAATACTTCAACCTTGTCAAAGTTTACAACTTCAGTATTATTATCAGCAATTAGATTTATTATAAATCTCAATCCCTTAACAGTCGCCCAGTTAGCTGCTCCGTTAGTTGTAAAGTCTGCAAACGCAACCTCTATCATATTCCAGCCACTGACAACAGCTTCATATTTTACAAAATTAATACCAAAATCAAATGGTGTAGTAGTAAAAAACAAGGCTGCTACGCTTGCTATATTACTATTATTCGCAACATAGAATCTGAATTTCAATTTCGTATATGATGATAAGTCATATACACATGAAGCATCTGCAATGAAATATCCAACAATATCGGCGTTTTTTGTAAGTTTTATTGATGAGGTTCCAGATACTTTGTTTACTAAATCAAGACCACCAACACAACCTTGAAGTGTTAAGTCTCCTATATCATCACATTCAGCTAGTACCAAGTTAGTTGATATTTTATCTTTATATGTTATTTCAAGAATAGGAATATTAGCTCCTTCGCTTGAACTAAATTCAGCAGTTCGATAATCTGAAACCGCATTCCCTACATATAACCAAAGCCCTTCATATATAGCACCATCAGCAACAGCTTGTATTAATGATTTTATATCAAGAGTTTTCCATGCATTATTACCAACTGTAATCGATTCTAAAAAATGCACTGTTGAGTTAATATTTGGTCTTGTATTATATGTCACTGATTCTTCCCAGTTAAATGTAATTAATTTTATACCGATAACTGTTGGGTCTGCCAAAGTTATAGCATATAATTTTAATTTAGCGTTTATTATTTCTTTACCTATAATACTTGATAAATCAAACTTCATTAGTCCATAATGTGAATCCCCTATTCCTCCATTATATATTAAAATATTATTATTATTATAAACTTGATCAGGCGCCCAACTGTAAACATGACAATCTTTTATTGGATTTAAAACTATCTTCTTACCAGCCATAATTCCTTTTCCAAGGCCTAATCCTAATCCTAGTCTCATAGCTCATCACTCCCCGTCTTTTTTTACACCTTGATAAGCAATAATTCCACCCGAAGCTATTACTATACTTGTAAATCTTCCCTCAAAAACTGAACCTGCTGGAAATGTTATTGCTGTAATTCCAGATATATTGCCATTACAAGTTAACACAGCATCCGATACTACTCTAATACCATTAAATATATATCCTTCGTCTGGCGTAATTGTAGCAGCTCCACTATACTGTCCTTCATAGTTACCCATTGAAGCGTTTAAAATTTCCTTTATTTCACTTAAACTATCTATCATACCACTTGTTAAATCTTCAAGATATCCAACAGAACCATCTTTTTTGTATATCTTAGAACTTTGAGGCGAGTAATTATCATCTTTCATGTTTTCAACTCCTTAAAATAAAATAATGATCTCATATATAGATTATATGAGATCATTATTTTATGCAAGACTATATCATTTTTATAGCCCTGATTGTCGATTCTATCGCTTTAAGAAATAACTCTTTACTATTTACATAGTATTCATTTACGTCTTTATATTTACTAAATTCGAGCAAATATGAGGGTATATTTAATGATCTTATAGCATGATCTAATTTATCCCCAAATTGCTTACCTGCTAGATCATTATCAAGACATATCAAGAATCGAACATTATTTTTCTTTAATTGATCAATATTCTTATTGATAAAAAAAAGCAATGTTTTATACATCGTTACGCTATTTAGGGCAATAGCTTTGTAACCTTCATTCTCAAAACTAAGGGCATCAAAAATACCCTCAGTAATAAATATAAAATCATTTAAAGAAGTATGACTGATATATCCAGCATTAAAGATTTTTACAGGTACATTCTTCAAGTTCAAAACTTTTGTATTCTTCATACTCAAATAATCATCCCTTCGAAGAATACAATTAACCACTTTTTTATCTTGCCATATAGGAATTATATTTCTATATGCATGAAGATTATACAAGTTAGGAAGTAAGTCAGATGTAAATACTTCTTTAGGATTGCAATAAAGAATTCTATATTTTTTTATCAAACTAATTTGATTTATTCCTCTTTGCCAAAAATATTTATACTGATACCATTTGGCTTTTTTAAATGCTTCTGTTATAATATCTGTTAGATCAGTTATTTTATTTTCTTCGTTCTCTTCACCACTTATAATATCGAGTCTTATTTCAGGGGGCTCGATATTGCAGTTTAATATCTCTAAACCCTTTCTTATTATCAATCCAAAGTCTTTTCTTAGGTCAAGACCTTCAATAATTGATATAATATTAAATACATCACCCTCCAACCCACAAGAACAACAGCAGACATTTCCCTTAACACTTAATGAACCTTTTGGAGTACTGTGTCTTGTAGATAAGCACGTCCAATTTGGTTTACCAGGTATTAATCCATAATACATTAATACTTTCTGTAGATTGTTTTTTACTTCTTGTTTCTGTTCATCTGAATATCTTCTCATATCACTTTCCACCCTTTATCAATTTAATTTCAAGTCTTTCCTCACCCACGCTCATTCCATCAACTATTTCACCAGTTTCTTTAAATACTACTTCCCCATTAATAATTTGGCATTCTTCTCTTAATTTTTTTATATCAACATTCCCTTCATGATCTGTAAAAAATTTATTAGATAACATCCATTTTCCTAATTTTTCTTCATTCTCAACAATTGGTTCTGGTTTTATAATTAAAAACTTTGCAGATGGAATTGAGTACATATAACATTTATCATTTTCTTTGATTGACTCACTTCCAACTATACCTTTTGTTATATTCTTCTTTATCATTGAATACATCATCAATTTAGTTCTTTCTTCCATCGAATCAATTCTTTCTTTAGCCATGGATATTTTTGTTTCATAATTACTAATAACTGCTTGACATGTTTTAATATATCGCTCTGCTTTTATTTTTGCCTCCCTATAATTTAATAACTCTTCTTCAAACATGGCATCCATTGATACCTGTTCTTCGAAGTTTTCATCAAATATATTATCATCACTTTCAATTAAATTATTCATTATAAAAAATTACCTCGTTTCTTATTATTTGCCTTATAGTTTTTGTTGAACTGTTTTAACTCTTTCTGTCTTAATTCTCTAAATTTTTCTTTAAGATGATTATATTCTACTGTATCTGTCTTTCCTTTTTCCTCAAGTTCTTCAAGTCTCTTTGCTATTCTATTTGATTTCTCTCCATACATTTCATCAATCCTCCATTAATTGTATTTTTCTTACATACTTATCTAATAACATAACATTGTCTGTATAAAACAATATATTTCTATACCTATACATATTGTATCTGTATTTCTCGCCAAATCTCTTTTCAAGCTTTAATGCCTCATCATAGCTATAGAATATATAAAAACAACATTCGCCCTCATCAGTAAATTTGATGTTATTATTATTGATCTTAATATCTGCTGCCTTTGTTGTATTTATTAATTCAATTATGTCGTTTTTATCATACTTTGGTGGATTTGTTGAAGTTACTATAAATTCAGTTAAAAAAATAAGTGTTGTAATCATGATCAAAGTTACTGCACAACATATTCCCCATCCTAATTTAGTCATATGAATATATCCTCCTTAAGTTTAACCCCATTGATTTCTAATACTTTGATTTTATCCTCTGTTACTTCAACTCTCATTTCAACCTCATAGCCAACATATAAGAGATCATCCCTTTTTATTCCTTGTTTTTTTGCCTTCTCTTGAAGTTCCCAATTCTCTTCCTTACTTCTATGTAAATATATTTTTGCAATCATTTTTACACCAACTTTCTAAATATTCTTTCGATATTTGTTTCAAGAATATTTGTTATTTTATTTGCAGTCTCTAAATCTATTTTCTTTCTGCCCTCTTCTACTTTTATGTACATATTTAAATCCATATTTAATTTATCTGAAATATCTTTCTTTCTAAGTCTCTTCCATATTCTAAAATTCTTTAAGGAGGATGCTTTATAAGCATCTTCCCCTTCTTTATAAAATAACATTGTTATAAATCTCCTTATTCAAATAGCTGTTTTATACTTATACCAAACAATTCAGCAAGTTTTTTAGCATAAGTATATTTTATAGAACATTCCTGCTTTTCATACAATCTAATTATATTTTTACTAACACCAATTTTTTGTGCCAACTCTTCTTGAGTCAAATTCATGTAAATTCTTCTTGATCTTACAACGTTTTTCTTCCCTGTAAATAACATAATAACCTCCCTACTTAAGTTCAATCATCAACACTTCTGGCTTTGTTTCTACCTTAATTCCATCTACTGGATTTCCATCCCGATCTATTACATTTCCACCACTATCAAAGCTTAATAACTTCTTATAATCTCTCCAATTTATTACTTCTGTAACTGTTGTTGTAACATACTCAGGTCTATTCTTTTTAAGATAATTTAAAAGGACTTCTTCATTTTTGTTTATTGTCTTTGCAGCATTTTTGATTACTACATCACCTGATACAGACTTAAACTTTCTTTGTGTCTTTGTTGAATCGAGGGTAACGCCTTTTTCAATCAAGATATCCAATGCTGAAGCTATTTCAAACTCGATCTCCTTTTTCTTCTGCTCAAACTTATCAGCAATATCCTTTAACTGAGATTGATAATAACTAAGTTGAATATTACAAACTCCCTTTAGTCTGATATTTTGTTCGTTTAGCTTTTTAAGCTCAACTATTTTCTCCTCAACCTTTGCTGAAATTTCAATCACTTCATTATTCATTTTTTTTGACTCTCCTTATAAAAATTTATTAAAGCTTCCATTAAGGCACTATAAGTGCAGCCTTTAACTTCTTTAAGTTCCTTAATATAATTGCTCAAATCTCTTGATAAATATATTGTATACTGCACTTTTCTACTTATTTCCAAATCCATTTTATCACCTACTTTAATATTGACTTTAATATAAATTTATTCTATCATAAAAAAAAATTAAAGTAAACAGTAATTATTTTCATATTTCACTATACATTATAATTACAATGTGATATAATGTAGTTAGTAAGTAAATTATATTACAAGGAGGATTTAATCATGATTGATAATGGCTTTGTATTTGCAGCACATAAACAAGCAACAAAAATAAAAAGAATAAAGAAGATTGAATCAAAAAAAATGGACAAACTTATTGAAATTCTAAGAAAAAAGAATATAACTTTAGACATAGCTATATCAGATAATTTCAATAAGACAGAGTTAAAATTAATAAAATCATTGAAATTAGATCATTACTTAACAATGAATGAAAGGAGGTGAGTAACATTGGCTAAGAAAGATAAAAATGATTGCCCTTATTGCGGAAATTCCAAATCAGATAATAAAGTTATAGGCTTTGATGAGAATGGAAAGGCAATAATCAAATGTAATCACTGTGGCAAGAACTACACAAGACAAGATTAATAGGAGAAAGGAATCAAGAAAATGAAACAAAAAACTTGATTCCTTTTTTTTTAATTTAGAAGATTTATGTTATTAGTATACCATATTATAAATACTTCTTAAATGGTCTGCTGCAATTTCTCCAGCTCTACCCCTTATATTCGAGGGATATATCTCCTCAATAAATTCTTTTTCCTCTTCTTTCATTCCATTAGTTAATGCAAGCTCAATCATTTTATTTAATTCTTTCATATCTTTAGCATGATATCCAATACCCTTATCATAGATTTGATATTCGAAATTATCTTTATCACTTTTAAAATGATTCATTGTATCAGCTTTACATATCCAATCAGGAAATATGACTGGCTTGCCTAATATCCACGCTTCATATAATGTCGAACCAGCATCCGCAATTACTACATCGGCATCGACAAGTTCTTGAAGTGTAGGAGTATGTTTTTCATGTGAATGTAATTTACTTGTAGGGTGTAAAGCTATTTTTGTTTGATACTTCTTATCAATCTCATTTACTAAATTTAAACATTGTGGATAAGTACTACGTCCCTTGTTTTTAGTATGATAGCCATGTGTTGGTGCCCATACGATATAAGGTTTGTTATATTTATTCTTCTCATAATCTCCATTTAAAAGTGGATCTAATTTAGTATATCCACAGACAAATATTTCTCCTTTATATCCTGTTTTTCTCATTCTTTTTTCCCAAGCTGGACCCGGAACAAAAGCATATTTATAATCTTTGATGTTACTACCTATCCAATAATTCTTATCAGCTATTCCATGACTAAGAATATATCATTTGGACCAACAAGAACTTTATTCTGTTCGTTAATTCTTAGTGATGAAAAGAACCGACAATTAAGTTTCTTTAGCGGTCTATTAGAATATCCAGCATCTCCCAAGTGTTTCATTATAGGATTGGCAAGAGCTTCAATAGCGAATTCATATGCCTGTCCTGCATGTTGAGACTGGATATCATAAATAAAATTAAATTTATTCCCTTCTACTAAGTTGTGTTTTTTTATATATTGCTCATTATCTACTCTATCAACCCTTAGCATTTTATTACATCTTAACTCTCTAAATATTCCTTCATTTCTTCCCAGTTTTATTTCAGCTATTTCAAAGGGTTTAAATGTAAAGTTTTCAACTTTAATTTCAAAGTGTGCAGTATTTAATATTGTTACTATCATTGTTTTTTCTGCCTCCGCTCTCTTTATTCTCTCATTTACTTTATCAGCTATCCATATATTTTTATTACTTAAACATTTTTCATATACCTCTGTTGTTATCTCTAAATTTACATATTTTCTCGAAGGAAATCTATATCCATCAATAATGATTTCTTTACTACTTCTATTATAAAAATTCATCTAACCACCTTCAATATCTGATTATCAAGATGTTTTCCATCATTTATGAGATCGCAGACAAAGTCTGCTATATCAGATGGCTTTAACATATTTTCAAAATCATCATCAGGATTTATATATCTTCTCATATCTGTGTCAATAGCTCCAGGACATACACAATATACTTTTATTCCATAATCTCTTAACTCTTCGGCCATACTTAAACTGAAATTTATAATAGCCGCCTTTGTTGCTGAATACGCACTCCTACCCGGCCTAGCAGATAATCCAGCAGTACTCGCAATATTTATAATTTTACCTTTGATCTTCTTTGCTATACAAAATTTTACATAGGCTTTTGAGCAATTAAAAACACCATGAACATTTACGTCAAATTGCCTCGCCCACGATTCATATGACAACTCGACAATACTTCCCATATCAATAATACCTGCATTGTTTACAAGTGCTATTGGGTTATCCTCGATTGAATTAAGAAGATTATCCAAAACATCTTTCTTTGATACATCAAATTCGTTCCATCGAGATATCCCATAATAAAAATTATCTCTGTGAGCTATACACCACTTTTTAGCAATCGCGCTTCCTATTCCCCTTGACGAACCTGTTACAATTATGCTATTCATTGTCAGCCCCCTTGAACAAACCTTCCATTATTCTTAAATCCAATGGGGTAGTTATTTTTATATTTTGTTCAAGTCCATCAATGACATATGGCTTCGAGTCTGATTCGCTTATTACTAAAGCTGCATCGTCTGTGTATTCTAATTGATTCCTGTTGAACGCTTTATTGTGACAATCAATTAAAAGAGATTTCAGGTATTTTTGGGGCATCTGCACTTGACCAACTTGATCTCTATCAATGACTTTTCCATCTCTTGTCAATACTGTAGCCAATGATCTTGAAATAGGTACAACAAAATCACTATCAATATTGATGATATTCTCAACAAATTCTATATTTATAAATGGTCTTACTGATTCCATTATTAATACATGCTTTGTATTTACATGTCCCAAAGCATTATAAACGGACATTTGGCGATTCTCACCATTTTCAATGATCTTGAAATTTTTAATCTGATACTGTTCTAGTAAAATTATTGTTGTGTCAATATAAGAAGATGGAATAATTATCTGATTTATTTCTTTGATCTTGTCTAGAACTTCAAGTCCATAAATCATAATTGGTTTACCAGCCAATCTTGTAAATTGTTTAGGATATCCGAGACCTGCTCGAATACCCTTTCCTCCATTTAAGTAAATTACATCAATCATCACATTTCTGCTCCGAATCATCTAAGTTTGTATCAGAAAAAACACCATCTTCATAATTTGATTTCATAGTATTATTTTTTAGTTCTTCAAAAGTTATATCATCTTTCCCTTTCTCATATTGCTGCTCAGACTCTTCTGTTTTAGCTTCATGATGGTCAAGTTTTTCCAATAGAATACATGAATAGCCTTTAATTCCAACTTTATTTTCATCAGTAACTTGTTTAAGTGTTGTAAATCCATAATTTTCAAAGATGTTTTTATAATTTCTCTTCTTATCTCCCTTGTATTCAATTACGACTAACTTATCAGCTAACCTTGCTATATGTTCAAATATCCATATATTATTTTGGTGAATGTGATGTAATACTGCCATTGTAAATATTACATCATATCCCTTTTTGTCTCTTATTAATACCTTTTCAAGCTCTCCAACTCTTGTCTTTGCTTTTAAATTAGGATAAGTTTGTTTCATTAGTTTTATAGCATTGGGATTTATATCTATTCCATTTAAATTCTTATATCCATTATTGTATAAAAAGTTTAAATTTCTTCCCACATTACAACCAAGTTCCATAATACTAGCATTTAGAGGAATATTATTTTCTTTGAAGAAATCAACCAAGAATTGACTTCTTTTTGAATGCGAAGTATATTTTTTTGGATTATTTCTTTCTGATGGATTTCTCCAATAATTCAAACAATCTTCTGGCTTTGATTTGTAGATATTATAGTTATCTGTTTCTTTACTCATTTAAAACATCTCCTTATAATTTTGATTTCCATTTTTTTAGAATACTTTGATCTATTATTATTTTGTTGCTATTTTCTATTATATTTAATAAAAATTCGATCTGTATTCTATAATCATGGGGCTTCTGAGGCTTTCTTCTCTTCTTTCCGTCAACTCTAATTAATGACTTCGTCTTGTCATCCCACTTGATAGTATTATAAATTGTATATCCTTTGTTGTAACCTGATGAATAGAAATCGCAACCAACAATTTCTAAGCTTTTTATATTATATTGTAATAAATGCAATATTGCCAATGTACTCATATTGGCATCTGTATTCTTGAATATAACATCAAGTTCGTTCATGAAATGAATACCAACATTTAAAATTTTAATTTTATCTTTCTTCTTCTCACCTATAAAGTATTGATTAACTAATAAGGGAAACTTCTCTAAAAACTTTTTATCTGTTTTACTTCCAAGGATATGATCTCTTTTAGCTACATACCATTTTAAATGATCTTTATCTAAAATCTGAATTCTTCCAACCTTATTTAGATTGGCTGCATATCTCAGACATGTATCAATTGCCCCAGTATGATATAATACATCTGTGCGACTGCCTATATCACGCATTATACCGCTATAATAAATAGGATAACTATTATTCAATCTAACTATTACATCCTTGGAATCTATCTTCTTCCCCATCCTAGTCCCTTCTAATGATTTTGAAGGACCAACAATTATTATATTCTTTCCATCAAGGTATCTAGAGTATTCTTTTTTAACTGATTCCATTTATATTACCTCGCCATGTGTTATTTTTCCACGCATTATCAACATTATTTAGGCCTATAATTGTTTCATAATATCCAAATGACATTTCACTCTGTACTTTATTTACTACTTTTTCTATATCAATACTAGCGTTCATTCCTATATTTTTTAAAACTTGCGATTCATACTTATATTTTTTAGCCATTTCCATTATATAGATTGGAGCTGAATGCATTCCTAGATTCGAAAAACTTAATAAATTTCCAAATCCTCTTCCATCTTCAGCAATTAATAATGATGGCTTTCTATTTCTCAAAAACCAAACATGTGCGTGAAGTCTAAAACCTACATGAAGCGTAACATTATTATACCATTCTAGTTTATCAGCTCTTCCAGCCAAGTTAATATATTCAATATTGCCAAACTTCAAGTCTTTTGTTTCTTTTTGATGAGAAGTTATAAAAACTTCACATTTTAAAGTGTTTTTTAGTCTTGCTGCTAAATGGAAAGTATCTTCATAATGTCTAACGTTATGAGGCAATGAGACTGCAATATTAAAAGAAGTTTTAATATTAATCTCTCTTCCAATCATTTTAAGATCAAATAATCCTAAGTCACCTGTCATTGGTACTTCAACTTTAAAATTATTAAATAATAACTTTTGAGTTAAAATATCTCTTACTGAAATATAATTTCTTTTATCTTGTATTAACATTTCAAAGATATTTCTTTCCCTTGAATTAATTTTAAAGCTTGTTTGTTCTTTTATACCTGGATAGATACACCAAGAAGAACCAATAATATAAACAGGGATATTATATCTTATTGCTTTTTCAATATATTTTAATCTTGTTTCCAATATCTCTTCATTCTCACCTATTGTCCATCTAAATGCAGGACAGATAAGGTACTCATATTTTCCCATGTTACATTTTTCAAATATCCTCTGTTTATTTTCTGTTGATTTTGCGATAGATACTACATCATGTTTATATTTCAATAGCTTTGTTAGTGAATAAATAATTAAATCATCACCAGAATTCATAAGTCCGTCTTCTGCAAACGGACTTAAAATTAAGTATTTCATTTATTTAATCTCCAATCATTAAAATTAAAGTTGAAGTATACTGAGTTAAAGTATTTTCCATCAAAATATTTTCTGGAGGGCAATGTTGTTGTATATGCATCATATTTCTTAATCTGCTTTACCCAAAAGTTAACAGCAGAATTGCACTCATAAACTTCTCCATAAATGTTTATTAGGTTCATATGATTAAATCCTTTGTCAAGTAATAGATCAAGAGCTTGACTTCCTATTCCCTTATTACAAAGATTTGGATTAATAATCATTGATACTTCTGCAAGTCCATTCTCCCACTCAATATTTACAAGACCTACCATTCCTATAAATTCATTTACTCGTCGTGCTTGCATTGTCTTTGTATTAATTGCTAAACTACTATCAAGTGATTCAAAAGTATATACACCAAAAAATCTATTATTACTATTTCTATTGCAAATAATATTATTATAAAATGATTCCTGCATTTTATCAGTTAAAAAGAATGGTGTCCTCAACACACCTTCGAGCTTATTTCTCCACTGTCTTACTACTTCACATTGCTGCATATTTAAATCGCCTAATACTACTTCATATTTATTATTCATTGATTATTTTACCTCCATTTTTTAATTATATTAAATCTTCTGATAAAGGAGTTCCTCTTTTTATGTCAGTCAACGCAGTTCTTGTTAAAACATAATTTAAATATTTTGGAGATAATCCATATCCAGGTCTTATTGATCTAACATTTTCTTTTGTAAAATTTTCACCTTTTATCATGTCCTTAACAACAAATAAAGACCTTCCAATTAATCCATTTATTTGTTTTTTTTCATTTAAACTATAATCAATTTTTCCTATACATTTTTCAGCATCTCTTATCGACTGAACCATTATTTTAAAATCTTTAGGTTCAATTGAAAATGCTGCATCTGGACTACCAATAGATTTATTTAATATAAAATGTTTTTCTATTACTTTAGCTCCCATAGAAACAGCAACTATAGGGGATGCAATACTTAATGTATGATCCGATAAACCAACTTCACAATTAAATGTTTCTTTCATGTTTCTAATTGTAATCAAATTGCTATCTTCAACATTCGCTGGATATGATGACGTACATTTTAACAAGATTATTTGATTATTACCAACTTTTCTACATGCGACTATTGAATCGTTAATATCATTCAAACTGGCTATTCCGGTAGATATTATTATTGGTTTATGCTTAGATGCTACGTATTCAACAAAATTAATATCCCGTATCTCAAAGGATGCTATTTTGTATAATGGAACATCAATATTTTCTAAAAAATCAACAGCTGAATTATCATAAGGTGTTGAAAAGAACAATATACCAAGCTTGTTAGCATATTCCATCAATGTCTTATGCCATTCCCATGGAGTAAATGCGTTTTTATACAAATCATATAAAGAACTACCATCCCAAATAGTTCCACTATTAAGTTTAAAATAACTATTATTACAATCTATTGTTAATGTATCAGGTGTATATGTTTGTAATTTTACTGCATCGGCACCAGCATCTTTTGCTGCTTTTATTGTTTCTTTAAAAATATTTATATCACCACCATGATTCGCTGATAATTCTGCAATAATAAATACTTTATTGTTTATAAATTTCATTGATTTATTCATTGATTATTTTACCTTCCTTGTTACATAATTTAAAATACTCAAAAGCTTTAGAAAATGAAATCATTGCCTTTAAATCATTCTTAATAGTTTCAAAACATATTTCATGATATTTATTTAGGTTGCTTTCTGATTCTTTTAGCTCATCAAATTTATTAATTAATTTTATAATATCATTCTCTATTTCACTTCTTTTATTCATGCCAATCCCTCAATATATTCATTTTTATAATATCGCCAACTCTTCTTAAATCATCATAATCGTCAATACTCCACTTTAGATCAAACATATCCCTAAATGGAGCATCTATTTCTCCTATTTTAAACTTATCAGGATTATTTTTTACATAAAGGGTAACATGTTCTCTTTCTTCAGTATTTGATTCATCATTGATTTCAAATAGAATATCCCTCTCAATTATTTCAACATCAAGTCCAGAAGGATATCCATGTTTCCCCCTATTATGGGTATAATCATTTTTATTTTCTAGATGAATATCAATCATTTCATCAATAAGATGTGGATAAAATGCTAGTAAGGGACAGTCATGAGTTAACCTCACAATATTTTCGACTTCTTCTTCAACTTCATTTTCAACAAAGTCAACTGCTGCACAAAATCTTCCCAATACATTATTTTTATCCCCATCCCATGAAAATGTAAAGGCTTTTTCTTTGTACTGTTCAATAAATTCAATATCTTTTATATCGTTAGTTGTTGCTAAACAAATAATTGACGAGTTTCTTGAGTGTTCAGCACCAGTAATAACCCAATCAAGTAATGACTGCCCTGCTATTGTTATACTCGCTTTTTCTGGCAACCGACTAGAATCAAGTCTAGTCGGTATAATTATTATATTCATAAATCCTCCTTATTACATTCTATACAATTTTTATCATCTTCTGGAATCTCACAAGATGAACAATATTTATTATTATTTTCTAACACTATACTTTTAACTGCTCTCATTAAACTATCTTCTAATCTTTCAACTGCCAAATCTAGATTTAAAGAGTCTGGACAATTTACAAATAAAATTTTTGCAAGATTTTTATATCCTTCTCTTACATCTTCTATTTTATCAATTCGATCTTTATCTGGTGTAATATTTGTCATACTTCTTAATGTTCTTTCTAAATTCATCTTGTTCACTCTCCTATAATATTCTGAAATGGCTTGAAATTAAACCAACCATCCCTCTCGTTAACTATCTTAGCATAATTATCTAAACATCCGATCAGATAACTTGCTAAGATAAAATCTGGTGTATCACTTCCATTTTCCATTGAGTATTTATTTATTAATTCTGCTAATTCTTTTTTAAATTTATCCTTGTCTGTTATTGTTTTCATCTTTTTCATTCCCTCCTAACCTTTCTTGCCATTGCTTACTTTGACAGGTTATACAAATTTCAGTTTTTTCATCTGTTCCACAACCACAAATTTTACATTCTTTCATTTCCATTCTCCTTACAATATTTATAATACATATTTTTAATTATCTCAAATTTTTCAAGATCAATTTCATAACTGTCTCTATTTTTTAGTTCGTGATATCTTTCTGATATCAATATCTTTATAATATTAAAATCTTCAATATCTATATTCATTACCATTCTCCCCTTATAGTGTACAATCCAGCATGTTTCATAATGTCATTTTTTAGCTCTTCAAAAGTTATATCTTTTTTCTTGTTTATAAGATGAGACAACAAGTTACCATATATACAAACTGCTTTATCATTATGCCATATTTCAATACTGTGCTTAATATTCATATATCCAAAATCACTTCTATAATTCAGCCAGTGATTAATGGCCTTGTCTATGTTTTCTGTAACTAAAGTAATTTCCTTATTTTCATACTCTCCATGGATAACTATAAAAATCATACTTTAAATCCCTTCTGTGTATTCATTAATATCCATATGCCAAAACAATCATATTCATATCTAAATCTCGCATAACATTTAGGGCAACAGTACACTTTACATTTTTTTTCATCTGTTTCAAGTTCTGTCATTGTCTTACAAAACTTACATTTAACGTTTTTCATGCTTGTCAAGCTCCTCTACCAGATTATCAAGTATGTTATTGATATAATTATTCCGCTCGCAATTTATAAAGCAATTGATTATAAAAACTGTAGTTCCTATCTCATATCTTTTATTGTCAATTAAAAATAATTGATCATACATGTCCCTAATTGTTGCCTCATCGTTCAAACAGGTGTTCCCACTTCCAAAATCTAATATTATCTGTCTCATAAATCCTCCTTATTCGTTATTGTAACGACTGTATCATTGTTTATCAGTAGGGTTATATTACCATTGTGGTATTTACCATCCCCTAACTGATAATAACTTTGCTCAATATCTTTGTTAATGATCTTTCTTTTTATTTCTTCAAGATCAATTTTAAGTATTCTTTCAACATACCTCAATAATGCGTGTGTTGATATCCTTATATTTCTTGGTTTTAAGCTTTTTATTAATTCTTCAAGTCCAATTATTTTATTATCAATTTCAATCATCTTTTTTGTTTCTGCATCAAAAGCAGCCTTTTTTCTTTTTAATTCAATATCAACACCAACTTTCTTTTTCTTTAAGATATCTATTTCCCTTTCATATCTTTCAATGTTCTGTTCTATCTCACCCACATAACTCCCTCCTTATCAATTCTTGAATTTTTTTCTGATTTTGTTCTTCTTGGATATACTCTAAAGTTATATCCCTGTTGATAACATCTATTCCAGCTAAAAAACAAAGTATTTCATATTTTGAGTATTTATAAGAAATCTTCCCTTTATTAAAAGAGAAATAGCTTGTTTTAGAATAATCAACTGTTACTGGCTTTAACTTTATACCTCTTTTTCCTATAATATCAAAATTAACTTTTCCAGATTTATATCTTAAATTAACTTTATATAAATCTGGTACAACTTCTTTCAACAGTTCATACTTTTCTTTTACCATAATAGCCCCTTTCACTATATAAAAAAAGAGCTTAATGAATCCAAATTTGACGGCTCGAATTCACTAAACTCTTTTATTTTTTATATAGTCTATTTTGGCCGTCAAACAAAATAGACTATATAAATTTACTAAATCATTTTAACATAGTTAATATTATTTTTCAAGATTCAATCTGAACTTTTGTATTAATTCGATAATCTTTTCTACATAGAAATCCGACAAACCATAATATATTGGTATACTTACTATTTTATCTTCTATCAAAGAAGTTTTTGGACAGTTTACAATATGATTCCCATAATATGAATGTCTATAAACTGGCTTATAATGAATCTGACAAGCAATATCATTTTCTTTCATGTATGACATAAATTTATTTCTATTCTCTATCTTAATAATAAATAAGTGATAACTGCTTTCTTCTATATCTTGATATATTTCTATTTCTCTAAAGCAATCATGATATTTTCTTGCTATCTTTCTTCGCTTGTCTATAAATTTTTCTAATTTATACAACTGAGATATTCCAAGAGCTGCGTTAATATCTGGCATTCTATAATTATATCCCATTGTTATCATATCCCAATTAAACTCTTCAAACCTTCCATGGTTTCTAAATGCTTTCATCAACTTATATTCAAAGTTATCATTACACAGAACCATACCACCCTCACCAGTAGTTATGTGTTTTACTGGATGAAAAGAGTAACAAACAATATCAGCTATTTGATTTCCTTTGTTTCTTTGAATCATGCCTAATGAATGACATGAATCTGATATTAATTTTATATTTCTTTGCTTGCAATATTGTCTAAGTATTTCATAATGTTTTTCGCAATGATATCCAGCCATATCAACTATTATAATTGCTCTTGTTTTTGTTGTTGTTTTCTTCACAATATCAGCAAGATCAATTAATAATGTTTCCGTTGAGACATCAGCAAAAACAACATTTCCCCCTTCGTATAAGACAACATTAGAAGTCGCTGCAAAGGTAATACTAGGAACAATAACTTCATCCCCAGGTTGTAAGTCTAATGTTTTTATAGCACAATGAAGTGCTGCTGTCCCTGAATTTACAGCAACAGCATATTTATATCCAGTAAAATCTCTGAATCTATATTCAAATTCCCTAACCTTGGGACCACATGTTAAAAAATCACCTTCTAACACCTTTTTCACTTCTTCAATGTCTGATTCATCAATAAATTGATGTCCGTACCCAATCATATCATTTCCTCCAGTTCTTTTTTAGTTAGTCTTTCTGCGTTATTTGATGAGTATTTAAAAGCATTCTCCCCAATAAATTTACCACCATTGTATTTTATAAAATAACTTTGATCTGGAAGAATAATGAGAGTATTTCTTCCCATGTCTAAAGTTCTTTTCATTTCTTCTGAACTAATTAAAGTTTCGTGTAACTTTTCGCCTTGTCGAATTCCTACGATATCAATTTTACGCTTTGGATTTATGGTTTTTGCGATGTCTATCATCTTTACACATTTTAATAAAGGAATAAATATTTCACGTCCTAGCATTAATCCTAACGCATATAAAACGATATCAACAGCATTTTCAAGAGTGAGCCAAAATCTAGTCATGTCAATATCGGTTAAAAGGAAATTGGAATCATTCTTTTCACATTGTTTCCATAAAGGTATTACTGAACCTCTAGAACCTATAACATTTCCATATCTAACACATGAAAAAATTGTTTGTTGATCTCCTACATAGTTATTTCCTGATATAAATAACTTTTCCATGCATAACTTTGTAGCCCCATATAAATTAATTGGTTCAACCGCCTTGTCTGTAGATAGGGCAATGACTTTTTTTACCTTTCTTTCTATAGCAGCATTTATAATGTTTTGAGCTCCTATAATATTTGTTTGTACCGCTTCAAATGGATTAAATTCACATGATGGCACTTGCTTTAAAGCAGCAGCATGAATGACAAAGTCTATTCCCTTAAATGCCATAAGCAATCTATTATAATCCCTTATATCTCCAATGAAATAACAAAGTCTATCATCTGAATACTTATTCTTCATTTCATGCTGTTTCAATTCATCCCTGCTAAATACATATATCTTCTTTACTTCTGTAGTTAAAAGTCTTTCAATAAATGCATTTCCAAAACTACCTGTTCCACCTATAATAAGAATTTTCTTATCTTTAAATAACATATAATTACTCCTCTTCTTCATATTTTATTCTTTTAAAATCTATATTCGGAATAATACTTCGACCTTTAAGACTTACAAACAATTCAACTCTTTTTTTTGCTAGTTTATAAATATCTTTATAGCTCATATTTTCACACATTCCATCATTCAAGGCTTTTAAAACTATTTCATCAGCTTGTTTTATTTCATCAAGTTGATTTATCTTCAATAACTCTCTTAAACTTTTTTTCTTCTTTTTTAAGTCTTTTACAATAAAACTATCTATTACAAACAATGCTTTATTTTCCATATTAGTGAATACTATATAAACAGCATCTTCTTTTTTATATCCTTCACTTCCTTGATTAATTGCATAGTCTCTAAATGTTTTCAATGCATCCGTTTCTTTCAACCTTGATACCTTTCCTTTTGTTCTTGTTTCCAGCCATTCTGTATTAGCTTTTTGTGTTGCCAAACCTAAAAGAGTTTTCCTCATTTTAAAAAATTCTTTAATAATAGCTTTTTTAAATTCAATAACTATTTTTGTATTTCTCATTAATGTAATTAAAAATGTAACATGCTGTTCATTTAAATAGTAAAATTCTGTAGGTCGCCCCCCAGACTTCCGCATTTGAAATGCTAAAGTTCCAAACTCATTCAAGTCGTTTTCATAAGTTCTTATTAGTTGGATTATAGACTTATGACTTTTTTTTACTCCTTCTGCTACAATTTCACTTGTAGTTATCGGATTATTATTTTTAAGTAAAACTAATTCTTTCATGATAAAACCTCCTTTCAGAATATATCTATTTTATCGCATATATTCCAAAAGGTCAATATTCATATCAATGAGCTTTTTTTATTCCCTCCCTCTCATATTTTCTTCGTAAATACTTATTATTATTTAAATGATCTCTTTGCTTTGCTTGCCATTCTCTTACTTTTTTATTTGAATAATCTTTTGTATTTGAATCAAGGGAAATAACTTCTCTTCTCTTCCAGTTTCTAATATTTCTTTCAATATATCTTTGTTTCTGCTGTGCTGCATAACTCATCTTCTGAGCTTCACTATATCCATATTGATCAACAAGTTCCTGCTCATATGGGTCAATACTTGATGGCAGTATATTTCCAACATCTTCAAAGAATGGAGATACTTCATGAGCACAATTTGGATGCCAGAGTCCTTGAAGTTCAGCATCCCATATACTTTCATACTCTTTCGCCTTTCCATCCATTGAGAGTGTTACGCCCTCATAGGGTGTACAAAAATCACAAGCTCTGAAATGACTACTTACAATCCCTAAACTATATCCACTCTCTGTCATTCTATTAATATTAGCTTGCAAGGCGCAACGTCCTGTCAATGTACGCCCTAACATTTCACAATACGTATCAATACTATATTTTGCACCGTTCTTGTATGTTATGCTTTGAATTCCCTTTCGTGAGAACTCATTTAACATAGTCTGCGAAAATTTTCTTCTGGTGAATATATCAGCTTCTGAGTAATGATTTTCACCAGCCATTATCGCAATATCTCGATATATATCATTCGCTACCCTCATCAATTGAACGTGCTGACCTTCTAAGCTATAATACGCAGACTGTCTAAAAACACCAAAAAAAGTTTCATGGTTCGCATATCCAGCACTACTGAATAACATACTTATCTGACCCGGAATTTCAGGTATTCCGGGTGGCGGGGCAAAATCTCTTAATAATAACTTACCCGATATTTCACCGCTCTTATTGAGCTTATTACCACTGGCTAAGATACTTCTTTCAGCATCTTTCAATCCTCCTATATATGCTTTTGCTAAATCTTCATCAGCCCATATTTTCCATTCCTTATCAAAGTTTTTAATAATCTTTTCAACTTTTTTTTCATATACCTTTCTTTCAAAAATAATATTACTTGGATTTTTTATTATTTTCTTATTCAGATCAACTATTAATTTAGCAATATCTAATACAACCTTTTGAGCTCCAGCAATCAAATAATCCGAATATTTTGAAAATTTATCCTGGTTCATTTTCTGCCTCTGTATAATTTAATTGTCTCATTTCAAGGAGCTCTAAATTTTTACATGTTGCTATCTTCACATAAGAATTCGCACAGTTAATAAACATAGCAGCCTTGGTTGTTATAATTTCTGTTATCTCATTCTTAATTAATAGTCCATAGCCCTTTAGATAATATCCATATCCATCCATCAATAATCTCTTTATTTCATCATAACAAATAGGAGTAACCATTCTTTTTAATTGATTAACTTTCTTTGCTATTCCATCATAAGTTACTTCATAACTTAAATTTTTATCTTCAGCTATTTTTTTAGTTCCAAGCAATATCTTTCCAACCTCTTCAGCAAGCTTATTTATTCCTTCTCTAAACTCATACTCGATCTGAGTCTCCCATTTAAACTTCATCACTTATAACCTCCCCTGTTATTCCAGATTCTTTATTTATCTGGTTTACTTCATTCTCGATGTCTGCTTCTTCCCAGTCAGGATGCAGCATTTTAACTTTCGCATATGTACTTATGGCTCTTGCTTGTTCCAAGTTTCTAATTACTTCGCTTGTCTCCATACTATCTATAACTATTGAATCTTCAAGTTCGATTGTTATACTTTCATCAATCTCATACATTTTCTGTAAGTTGGCAGCCTGATCTATTTTTTGAGCTTGTTTTAACAATTCAATAATTACTGGTTTCCAATACCGAGACTTTTTCTCTCTAGTTAACTGGCTTTTTCTCTCTCTCATTCTAAGAGCTGCTCCACTCTCAGCATTTCCATATGAATCTCCAAATCCAAATGTCTGTGTAGAATAGCCACATTGATTTATAATTTGAGCGAAAAGCTCTGTACATGTTTTTGCATGTTCATCAACCCTAACATCAAATTGAATATTGTCTATTGGCTTCGCTCCTGTGTCTCCACTCATTTTCCAAGCTGTCAAATTGATCTTCATGAATGACTTAGTATATTTGCTAAATCGATTCATTTGAGACTCGACCCCATTGATATCACTTTTATTTTTAGTCAACAGCTCTTCATCAATAAATATCTGAGCCATACCAAGCTCCAAATCCCTCATCCATGATGTCCATGTAAAATCTAAAGAATGTAATAATGTTATACTGGAAGAATAATCATTGATTCCCAAACTAGAACCTGGAACAATTTTATTAGGCCTCATATTAGGAACATATACACAGCCAAGGCCATCTATATTTTCATATACTACATTTTCAAGGCTTAACACACTTGTTTCTTCGAGTATATTAATGTCAACTTTTATTCCTACTTTATCAACTGACCCTTTGTATAATTCATACTCGATAATACAATTTCGTCCTTCTCTTCTTCTATTCTCAAATAGTCTATAGAATAAACCTTCGTTTGTCTCTTTTACGACTCTAAAGAACAAAACTTCCCACAATCTACCTCTCCAGAATGTAGGAAAGAACTGTGCTGGCGTTACAATAGATACTACTGGAACGCCGACTAAATCTGGTTCTATATCTAACTTTAAAATACACCCAGACATCGCAGCAGCTATTTCAGCCCCTTCCAATAGCGTGTTTTGGAATCCATTCTCTGAAATAAAAGTTTTTATTCTTTCACCAGAAAATTTCGATTCATCATAAACAATTTTTGGAGACTCTGAAAATAATAAGTTCGCAGAGGTTGTCGCAATGTCCCCAGCTGCTGGCAAGTGAACTGCTCCAGACATGCCTTCTTTACTTGCTTTTGACCAAAACATTTCATTGAATATATCTGTATTCAATTTTGAATAATATGATCTTAAATTTTCTGGTTCACCAGAATACCATGTTGCCCACTCTTGATATTTATTCATCCAGAACGACCACTCGCTTGGAGGAAATTGACTATTTTCTTTTAAAAATGCCATAATACTATTCTCCTTTTAATATATTATTTCGGTATAATCTTTGAATGTATTTGTCTTTATCTCATTATAACCTTCCAACTCTTTTGATCTGATTAGATTATCTATATGTTCATTATATGCTTTTTCTGATGTAAAGTTATCTTTATATATTACAATTTTCTTCTTAAAATATGCCATGGTTTTTCTCCTTTTCAATTAAAATAAATAGCTATATTCCTAATATTTTATACCTTGATGCTGCCCAAGCTATTAGAGCATCGGGGTAATGATCATCTTCCTTGGCAATCTCGCCAATTTCAGGGTTCTTGTAATGATATGCTTTCATCTTCTTTTGGCATGTATAGTCTGTTATATTTAATAAGTTTCTTTCTAACATGAATCTCAATACATTAATAGCAACAGACTTCCATTTATTAAAAGCAATTGGCACCAATGTTGTATCAATACCCTGTTCTTCAAATGTCTTTTTTAATGTGATATTACTATCTTTGGGATTACTATCTGCATATAACTTATCTATCCTATACTCCTTGCATATTTTACATATTTCAAGACATCTATCTTTAAGCTCAACATATTCAAAGGGGAATGACTTTGGATTAGTAAAATGACCTCTATGATCTTGAATTAAATTTAATATTGTAACCATATATCCCCAGTCAAGACCTGCCTCTGTCAAAGCTCTTTCTTCGTATTTATCACTTATTCCTCTTCTATATGCCCGATCTATAGAATCAAAGTCAAATATTGTGTCCCCAATTTTTGGTCTTAAACATAAATACTCAGAATCAAACATTTCCTTTGTTATTTGTTTTTTCTTACTTTCTATTTCTTCACTTTTCCAAAAACCATTCGGTTCCTCAACTTCTCTAACACACCATTTAAAAAGATTTGCTCCAGTTGTGTGTCTATTATCAATTATGTCGCTCATTAACCCAAAAGCCTGATGAAGTGTTGATGAAATTATTACGTTTTCTGGTATATCATTCATTGTTTTTGGCTGTCCCAAAGCTGCTAAATAAATTTTTTCGTCCAATTCGTCAACTTCATCAATTCTAAGTTTTGGCTGATGGCTACCTCTTACTGATTTTGAACTTGCAGCCAAGGCACGAACCCATGAACCATTTGTTAGTCTATAACCTCTTCCAGCAACTTGTTTATTGATCAACATATGCGATGGAGCACGTGGACTCGCCCAGAATTCAGTTAAATACGCAATCGCTTTTTGTGCCTGATCAAGAGAACCACCAAGAACATTACAGCCACAATTTTTTTTAAAAATTGATTCCATAAATGCTAAAATTGATAGATCATAAGTTTTTCCGCCAGAGCGATTTGCGTACCATATTGAAAGAGGCGATATTTCTGCGTAAGCCTCCCACATTGCGTCAAAAGGATAACTATGACCTTCACAATTACCGTCACGATTCCAGGGTATTCCAATACCGAAGAATTCTTTTATCCAAAAATAAAAATGGTCCTTTGTTACTGGTGCACAGCAAAACCATGATTCCCAATCAGGTACATTACAAACAATATCTTCTAATTTCATATATTTTCCTTATTACCATTCTTTTTAGGAAATAGCTTTTCAAACTCTTTCTGGAAAATACTATTTTCTAATCTAAATTTTTCATCTATCTTATCTTCAAGCTCTTTAATAACCTCTTTATCAACTCTTTTAAATTCTTCAGGTGCCATATTGCATAAAGCAAAAACAAGTAAGTTTGGTACTCCTCTCATTTTCTTCGTTGTCTTTGTTCTTTTTTTCTTTCCTATTTCTTTACCATCAATAATTACTGAAGACTCTTGAACTTCGGTATATTCATATCCTATGGCTTCTTGCCATAGCGATTTCTTTAAATTTGCCACTAATTTTGCCTTAGAGGCCTGTAGTACTACCGTTAAGTCCTCATGAAGTGTTTTATATTTTTGCAAAGTACTATATACAATATTAAGTTTTTCAGCAATTTGACGCTCTGTTAATCCTGATTCTCGCCAGCTTCTTATTAATTCAAGTTTTTTTTCTACATGCGTATAATATTTACTCTTTGACATTTCCATCACCTCGATACGCCATTAACTGGCCTTTATTTTTAACTCCCATTTTACTGTATATATTAGAAACATGTTTTTTTACTGTATTTTCTGTTATCCACAATTCTTTGGCAATTTCTCTATTTGTCTTTCCAGCCATCAGTAACAGGTAGCATTCATTTTCTCTTGTTGATAAACTTTCTTCTTTTTGCGTAAATTCTTTGTTTTGCCTATAGATAAAATATTCTTCCCATACCTTCTTTAATTGGCTTAAATTATCTTTAGTATTTATATTATTTTCAATTAATTGTGTAAATTTGTCAATTTCAGATTCCAGATATCTTCCTTTGAAGTTATCCATTGTAATTTTCCATATTTCGCTCCCATACTAAGCAGTTGGATGGTTTTGAGTCACCAACTTCGCAAGTCCTTTGAAATCCGTCACTACATATAATCAAATAAATCCGACCTGTTGAGTTCCAATAATTTAATCCTGGATTTTCAGTTTCTGTTATCCTTTTGCATTTTGGACAATTTCGGCATTCTAAAGATTCATATTTTGTTGTATTTACTTTATTTTTTCGCATTTTTTATCACAATCCTTACTGCTTCTAATTTTTCCTTGCAATAATCGCACCAAATATCTTTAGCCCATTTATTACAGATCTTACATCTATAAACTTTTTCTTTACCATTCTTCCAGTCCAGCAGCTGTTCTCTTGTAAATTGATAATTTTTCTTTGTTTGGGAGTCCCATAAGCTAACAATTATTTGTCCATTATTTTTTACATAACTTACTTTAAATCCTGTCTTAATATTATAAATATCGCCATTTTCTTTAATTTTATAAATTTTATCTATTATCCTTGCCAATACCTGCTTTTTCTTCTCGATCATATCTATACCTCACTAAAGCTTTTCGGTCTCTTCGAGCTAAAATCATAATGAACAAATTTAGCTGCTTTTTCATTCTGCTCTTTAGTATTTAGGTATTTATATACACCAGGCCTCCCACAATATTCAAAACAATGGTATTTATAATTTTCTAACATTTTTCTTTTTGGCTCCAGCATATTCCAACAATCAAGTTTCTTTAAGGCTTCTAATTCAAGCCAATGTTCTAATATTTTTACATAAATATTATCTAAATTATCAATTAAATGCTGCGCATAATATACCCACTCTTTATATAACTTACTATGTTCAGAATTGTCAAAATCATTAACCTGATCTATATATTGGGTAAAAACTTTTAAAATCAAATATTCGTATAGCCTTTTATTAAATGCCGTTATCTTCATAACTTCATCCCCTTGTCAATTAAAATAAATTATTGATCTTTCTGATCTTATCCATTAGAAACTTATTATCATTCAGTCTATCTTCTAAATATTCCAGCTCTTCATTGGTCAACTTGTCTTTTGGTGGAATAAGCTGATAACCACCCTCATAGCCTCCATACGCTGAGATATCATAGCCCATAGTTAATAAAGTATTTTTATAATAATTAACCATTCTCTTAGATATCCCAAGCTTTTCGACAATTACATCAGCTTTTATTCTTTTTCCATCTTTCAATATTTCTAATAGTCTTAATGCATTTTTAACATTTTTATGCATTTTTGGTTTTTTTATTTCACAGAAATATTTCTCTTTCTTCTCATCCATAATAGCCTCCTTCTAAATTTTATATACTTGAATAAGTTCTTTATTTTTACATTTCATATTGTCACAATAAAAAATATAAAATACATGTCCATTTTTGTCTTTGCCTGTATGCTTTATTTTCATTAACACTCCACAACTGCATTTTGGCACTTCTATCATGATATCCTCCTTTTCAAAAGGGAAGTCATTGACTTCCCTTTTTCTAGAACTTTGGTTCTGGTGATGATGTCATCCCCAAATATATTGCCCTATTTCCATTAATCCAATAATGTCTAAATCTATTTAGACAATCTGGATTAATACACTGATGTACTTCTACTGTCTTTGGCATAAGTGTTGGTGATTCATAATTGCAAATCGCTTCCATCTTATCTTGACATTTTTCACAAAATATTTTTTTCATACATCTTGCCTCCTTGTGATATAATTTACTTACTAAATACATTATATCACATGGTAATAATATTGTATATAGTCAAAATTCACATTAAAATACTTCTAGAATTGATAGTATTTAATATAGTATCTAGTTATGTAAATAGAATTAAAACGATCAGAAACACAAGTCTCGTTATTGTCAGTTAAAGAATAAATGTGTTGATGAAATAATAATAAGCACCTGTTTTAATTTAGGTGCTTATTATAGTTTATTTTTTAAATTCTAATACCTTTCCACAACATTTTTTAATATCATCAGGACTAAGTAGAAATCCCTTGCTTGTTTCTCTTTTTATTTCAAAAATATTACGCCTCTTACTTAAACCTTGAAGCTGAATTTTAAAAAATATAAAAGCTTTTTCATAGTTTCCTTGGATGTATAGCCAGGTATTATCTGTTCTAAAAATGCCAGATGTTACATAAGGATTATTAATATTTCTTCTTTCCTCTACTTCAATATATAAATTGCCAGATTTAGCATATCCATCATCAAACTTTATTTCAACACCTAATTTATTTTCGCCTTTTTCAATTTGAAACTTTTGTGATGTATAAGTAATTAATGGCAACCCAGCAGCATATAAGTATTCCATAATAAAATCTTGATATTCTAAGCCCTTCTTTAACATATCATCATAATAACTCATACCTCATTACCCCAAACTTCCCAACTATCATTATATTTTTTTCTAGAAAATAACTCTATTCTATTTCCAGATGGATATAATGTATCAATTATACTCCTGAATTCTTCTGGCTTTTCACTATGCTTTTTTGTTTTTTCTATGCTTTGCACACTATCAAATAATTTTACATTTTCAGGTGTACATTTTCCTTTTGTGGCAATTAAAAGGAATTCATGTCTAACTGAATTATAATGGCCCATATTATGTTTAACTTTATCCCAAACAAAAGAACTTTTATAACTAAAACCCCAGGCATTTATAATTTTAAATCCATCTTCTAATAATGGGGACGTTACCCATAAAAATAATACCGAATCATTCTCTGTTTTATCTTTAATAGGCATATTACATAACTCATCAATTGACATTGTATTATAATGTTTTTCAGCTCCACCCAGTTTTTTAGTATCTTGTTTATCATTGTATTGCCATGGAGGGTCAGCATATATAATTTTATATTTCCCTGTGATGGGCTTTACTTTTTTTATGGTTTCCTGTCGTTTTGCTTTCGTATCTGCTTTCTTAATGTCGTTGAATGCCTTATTTATAGTTATTTCATCTTTTTTTAGTTTCTCTTTGACTTCTGGAGCTGCTTTTTTCTCTATGTGCTTGACTTTGGCTATTGTGTTATCAGATACATTTGCTTTTTCTGCTATCACTTTCCTTGTATCTATCTTCTGGTTTGGAGATATCTCCAAACTAGACTTTTGTTTATTAGACTTAACAATATTTTCTTTACCCTTAGCATTATATATATCTTCCAACTTCAAAGCTATCAATGAACGATTATATTTATTCAAATTTCTTCTACCTAATTGATTATTCAGAATCCATTCAATAACAGACTGTCTACTTTCAAAACACAGATCAGTAGTATCATAATGTATATTATGTTTACATGCTATTTCATACCTATTATGACCATCAATTATAATTCCCTGCCAGACTTTTATACTATCCTGAATACCTCTTTCAATTATGTTTTTTTCTAATATTACAAATTCTTCACTTGTTAACGGCGATATTAAATTTTTAAATTCATTATCTATTTTCATAAATCTCCTCCTCAAAATAATAATAGCTCTTCATAATTGCCAAATTTCCCGACTCGACAATTATAAAAAGCTATTTTGTTTAGTTGATCTGAATTGGTCGGGAATCAATTCAGATCAACTAACGAATTTATTATATTAAAGAATTAAATGATTGTCAATTAAAGAAATAATGGTGATGAGATCATCAGAGTATGAAGAAATGTTACCAAAATATTTTACGAACATATGTTTGTTACCAAAATATTTTACATAAATAATTACAATAATGTATTACGCTTACAGCAAATATTACAAATGTCTTATAAAACATATACATGTGTTGACAAAACGCCTAAAGAACAGATGTTTGTTATTTTTGTTATCATCGCAAGTAACGGGTCTAGACATTGGTACCACTACGTTTCCGGGATTTGTTACTTGTTATCAAGAAAATAGGATTATAATATATATATATATATAAATGTATACATATGTATGTACATATGTATACATTTGATTTCTATATTACTTTATGTATTATTATATATATATTGATAACAAAACATATATATATATATAGAACCCTCTTATAGTAAGAAAAAGTCTGTTACTTTTTTTGTTACTTCTTGTTACTTTTCTCGATATTTTGATAACTCATGCTTCATTACCCCATCTATCAAAACCATTTATTACCCTTCTAGTGAACATATCTAATCTACATCCATTAGTAATTCTTCTTAGTGAACTACTCACCGCTTTCGCTTCGCTTAGAAGCGGGAGCTTCCTGGTCAATATCTCTAACGAGACAAGTTTACCCAAGCTGTATATGTTGTATTACTCACATATGTCAACTACTCGCCACCTAC